CGGCCCGTTAGGACCGCCCCTAGTGCTTGCACTATGACTTCGTCACCTCTGTCAGTGTTACAGTGTATCGAACACTGACTCTTTAACCACGGGGATCACTTCCTCGTAAAGAAAAGGAAGATCATGGCTGGCATCTACACGGACCGTCGCACCATTAAGAAGCCCTTACGGGCAACTCGTAATGTTGGCGGCGGTACCGTGGACCTTGGCCTAAACTGGGCCAATGTTGATGTCATTCAGGAGACCACTTCGTTTCGTACGAAGGGGTCGCAGGATGGTATTAGGGGTCCGGAAGTTTCCAACTTCCGAAAAGTTCGGTATAACCCGTTCTTTGAAGACCCTTATAACCAATGGGATACTGGGCACGAGTTTCGTACTCAGAAGAACTTCACTCAGCTGAGCCATTATAAATGGTTTTGTAAAGTGAATGGAACCCCTAAGTTCTTTAGAGGTCCCTTATTTCTAACTCCCACATCTGGATCGGATTTCGTTTTTCCGACAGTAGCCAATATGTCAGTTAATGACATAAAGTACTACGGGGCCCGAGCAATTGCTCAGACCTCTCCTCTCCAGCCTGCTGCAAATCTCGCACAAACCGTAGGAGAACTCCTCTTTGAGGGGCTCCCCTTTGGATATGCGGCCATCTCCTCTCTTTTTGAGCGGGCTAAGTACTTCCGTTCTATTGGAAGTTCTACGCTCGCTCTGAAGTTTGGTTTTGAACCACTTATCCGAGATACGGTGCAGATTATGTCTGCGGTTGCTCGATTTAGAGATATTCTGAATCAGTACCAGCGAGATTCCGGACAACAAGTCCGGAGATCCTATCACTTCAGGACTGAGGATTCCATAATTTCCGGGCCTTGGAACCCCGGTACCAGAGTAGGGACTTTTCTTAGTCTCTCTTCTGGTAATGGATTTCTCACTCCAACAAGTGGACCAATTAACCTAGAGTCCCGTATCCATACAAAAATATGGTTTAAGGGAGCCTACGTGTACTCTGCCCCGATTGCAGTTAGCAATCTGGACAAGTTACTCGAGTTCGGCCGTAAAGCCGACCTTGTGTTAGGTGTAAACCTAACACCTGAGGTTCTCTGGGAATTGGCGCCGTGGTCTTGGCTTGTCGACTGGATAGCGAATGTAGGAGACGCAATGTCTAACTACACACGCTTTAATTCAGGTGACAACCTTGTGCTTAAGTACGGTTATCTTATGCGGCATACTGTCGCAGTTGATACCTACACGGTTTCTAACATCGGTTTTACTGATGGTCAGAAACCGGGCACTGTGTCTCGCTCTCTCATTACTGAGAAGAAGGAGAGATACAAGGCTACACCTTTTGGTTTCGGTCTAGACCCCGCTAGTTTTAACAGCGAGCAATGGGCCATACTTGCTGCTCTTGGTTTGACCAAGGGCGGCAGGGCACTGCCTTAGTTGGGCAGACTAGGGTTCGTTACCCTAGACCTGCTGATAAGACATTCCGTCTTATTAGTATAGATCGCCGTGAGGCGTACTAATAGTTAGGAAGTGTGCTATGGCTTTTTCCGATCCACAAACAGTAACCATCAATGCGGTTGCTCAGGTCCTTCCCAGGACCAGCAACGGCGTTAACACCGGATCCTTTACAAAGGACGATGGTAACGTCAAGCTTAACGTCTCTCATACGTATAATAAGCGTACGCGGCGTCAGGCTCGCATTGACTTCTCGAAGATCGCTGCTGACCCCCTAATCTCCGCCCAGAACATTAAGTACTCTATGAGTGCTTATCTGGTCGTTGATGTTCCCATTACTGGGTTCACGGTGGCTGAAGCGAAGCAGGTAATCGACGGCTTTGCCGCCTGGTTGACTGCATCTTCAGGAGCCAACATCACCAAACTTCTTGGTGGTGAGAATTAACACCTCTGTTCCGACAGATCTTTTGATCTTAGGAACTGTTGTGTTTCTTCTACTGGTGGTCATCCCGATTTTCTGGGGTGATCGTGGAAATCGGCGTCATTAGACGTCGGTAACCTATCCGGTCGGAAAGTGCCTTAGCTTTGGATCCATTAACTCTAAGGAGCAATGAATGAAAAGCCTGATGCACTTTCTACAGAGACTGCTGAATGAAATCGGCAGTCAGAGTAACGCAAGCACCCATCTCGATTTTAATACGATCGAGAAACGTGTCAAACACGAGGGGTTGTCGTTTTTAGCGATAACCCTACCTAACTTCGGAAAGGAGTTCGAAAGAGCTCTAGACCGAGGCTATGTGCGACCCGCTGACTTCGCAGGATATACTAAGTATATCACGCGAACAAAAACTGAACACGGTAAAACGTCTTCAGTTAGGTCAGCAATTCCTCAATTTCTTGAGGGATTAATGCGCCAAGTGTTTGATATTGAGACTGGTGTTTTACTCGACTCGCCTTCCATCGTTTCTATCCGCGGAATTCGCCAACTAACGTTGGCTTTTTCTAAGATAGAGGTTGAGTGCTCTGAAAAGAGGATTTCAACCGCGATGGATAAGTGGGTTGAGTGTGAGACGGAAACTCATGACATCTCTAATTTGATAGCCTCTAAAAAGTTTAGAGACAACCTGCTGGATTTCCAGCAGGCTGGAGATGTCCTGTGGACTGAACTCTTTTCGAAAATAGATAAAACTATTTTCGATGAAGGAGTCGTTCCGCAGCACGGTCCCGGTTCAACTGCTGATAAGCTTCTTGGTAACAAGAAGTATCTTCAGTATGAATGGACTGAGCGGCTTGAAGAATATTTCTCCTGGACGGAGTATTTATTCCCAAGCTACACCCTCGCTTTATCATGCGAGGAACGTATGAGTTTTCGCGAACCCGGTCAGGAGAGGCCTGTTAAGGTTACTCCTGTACCTAAAACGCTAAAAACACCTCGTATTATCGCAATTGAACCTACTGCCATGCAATATGTGCAGCAGGGGATACTTGAGATAATTGAGAATGAAATCAAGAGGACTAACTACCCTCGTAAATTCATTGACTGGAACGATCAAACCCCTAACCAGAGGCTTGCTCGTCGTGGTTCCCTTTTTGGGGACCTCGCCACACTTGACTTAAGTGAGGCTTCGGATCGTGTTTCTAATCTGCTTGTTGAGGCTCTACTTCGCCGGTTCCCCACCTTTTCGGGTGCGGTTCAAGCTTGTAGATCTGTTTCAGCAGATGTGCCTGGTAAGGGAATTATTCCTCTTACCAAGTTCGCGTCGATGGGTTCAGCTCTCTGCTTTCCGATAGAAGCTATGGTGTTTTGCACCATAGTTTTTACGGCAATAGCAAGACAGCTTAACACACCAGTGTCGCCGGCCCTTCTTAAAAGGATGGTTGGCGATGTGCGCATCTACGGAGACGATATTATTGTTCCCGTAGAATACGTTGATTCCGTGGTTACTTTACTAGAGGTTTTTGGCCTCAAGGTAAATGTTAACAAATCCTTCTGGACTGGTAAGTTCAGAGAGAGTTGCGGTAAGGAATACTTCAAGGGCTTTGACGTCTCTATTGTCAAGGTCCGGCGAGTGTTCCCTACATCACGGAAGCACGTAGCCGAAGTGATCTCTCTTGTGTCTCTTCGAAACCAGCTTTTCGAAGCTGGTTTCCCTGAGACCATAGAGTACCTGGATAGCATAATTGAAAAGTTAATTCCTTTCCCTTATGTTCTCCCGGGATCACCGGCATTAGGTCGATACTCCTACGACCGATCGTTTACGGTCGACCGTATGAGTCCCTCATTGCAGAAGCCAATGGTTAAGGCTGCTACAGTCTCCGGTAAACTGCCTAGCTCAAAGCTAGACGGTGCCGGAGCCCTAATGAAGTTCTTTCTCAAGCGTGGGGATCTCCCTATGCATGATGAAAGGCACTTGTTACGTGCAGGGCGTCCTATCTCCCTTACTCTGAAGATAGGATGGACGTCTCCCATTTAGGGAGACGTGGCTAGCTTAAATACCTAGCCAACAGGAGGCCTATTGCGCCCTTCTGGGGTGTAATAGTCCTAGGAGGTGTGCTCATTCAAGAAATTG